AGGTTTCGCGAGAAAAACTTTTGAGTCGTTTGTCGTCTGGGGAGAAAACTAGGTTGCGGTACTCGGTCCCGTTGGGCGAACGCCCGAAGGTTCTCTCGAAGACGGGTGTGTTGGTGCCTGACTTCAAGCCCGACTCGTTTTGTCAGTGGGGGCTTTGTGTTGAGGACGCGATGGTGTGGCTTGAGTGGCCTGGAAGACTTTCGGATGTGGGTTATTGCAGCCTGCACGCCATTGAGGCGCAGGCGGTGTGGCGCAACAGGCTCACGGTTCGGAAGGAGCCGGCGGCGGCGTGAGCAACAGTTATACGCTTGCCGGGTTCGCGAAGTTTTGCCGTGAGCTGCGGGTTGAGTCGGGCGAGCCGTTTGTGCTCGAGCCGTTCCAGCGGACGATGCTGAAGGATCATTTCGACGGGGTGACGGAGATCGTGATCGTGATCCCGAAGAAGAACGGGAAGACGACGCTGCTGGCGGCGCTCGCCCTGTTCCATTTAGAGAATTGGGTGGAGTCGGAGTGTGTGATTGGCGCGTCGACCAGGGATCAGGCGCGGATCTTGCATAAGCAGGCCGCCGGTTTGGTGCGGCGCTCGAAGATGGAGCACCGGTTTGATGTGAAGTCGGGGTATGGGGAGATCCGGCTGCCGGGGGGCCGGAAGGACGGGCCCCGGGTTCGGGTGTTGGCTGCCGATGTGATGGGCGCCGACGGGGTGATCCCGACGCTGGCGCTCGTGGACGAGCTGCACCGGCACCCATCGGGCGATCTTTACGGGGTGTTCCGTGACGGGTTGGGGCCGAGGCAGGGACGGATGATCACGATCTCGACGGCGGGGGCAACAATGGATTCGCCGCTCGGGGTGCTGCGGCGGATGGCGAACGAGCTCGAGGGCATGACGCGTGATCCGGTGACGAAGCACTCGTTCGCGTCGTCGCCGGACGGTGATTTCGTGCTGCACGAGTGGTCGCTGGCCGAGGACGACGACGTTCATGACATGCAGGTGGTGGCGTTGGCGAACCCGGCGTCGTGGCAGACCGAGGCGGCGCTCAGGCGGCGGCATGATTCGCCGTCGATGACGCCGTGGCAGTGGCTCCGGTTCGGCTGCGGGATCTGGACGGAGGGCGATGAGCCGTGGTTGGAGCCCGGTTTGTGGGACGGACTGGCCGAACCGGGCCTCGAGGTGGACGCGAGCGACCCGGCGTGGGTTGGCGTGGACTTGGGGGTGCGGAAGGACTCGACCGCGATCGTCGTCGTGTCCGCGCGCGCGGATGGCCGGTACGCGGTGAAGGCCAGGATCATGCGTCCGGTCGACGGCGGTCTGCCGTTGGAGCTTGTGGAGGCGGCGATCAGGGAGGTTTGCGACGAGCTCGGCAACCTCCAGGCCGTGGTGTACGACCCGTGGTCGTTCCGCCGCTCCGCCGAAATCCTGGGGGCCGAGGGGTTGCCGCTGATGGAGTCGCCGCAGTCGCATGAGCGGATGGCGAACGCGTCGGCGAACCTGTACCGGATGATCGAGGCCGGCGAGCTCGTCCACGACGGCGATCCAAACCTGCGGGCGCACGTGATGGCCGGGTCTGTGAAGAACACCGAGCGCGGGTGGCGGCTCGTGAAGGACCCGAAACTGTCGCGGCCGATCGACGGGCTGATCGCGTTGGCGATGGCCGCGTTCCCCGCCGCGTCTTTGGGTGAGGCGGCGTTCCCGATGGCGGCTTTCGCTTGAACTGGTTTCATTGGCAGGCGTTTCTGGCCGGTTTCGTCGGCGCCGTCGCCGCGATCACCACGCGCGCCGCCCTCTATAGGCGCCGCCGCTAGTGAATCTCCCCGCAGTGTTCCGCCGCTCGAAACAGGAGGAGCGGGACACTTTCCCATCCCTCACCATCGACGACTACCTGTCGATGTTCTCATGGAACGGCGTCAGCTACATGCCCGGCTCGAGCCCTTCGCTCGCCGGGAAGACGGAGCCGATCGAGAACAACTTCCTCGGCTACGTCCAGCAGGCGTACAAAGCCAACGGCCCCGTCTTCACCTGCATGCTGGTCAGGTCGCTGCTGTTCAGCGAGGTGCGGTTCCAGTTCCGCCGGATCCGTTACGGACGCCCCGGCGACCTGTGGGGCAACCCAGATTTGCAGATTTTGGAGACGCCGTGGCCGAACGGCACCACCGGCGACCTACTGGCGAGAATGATCCAGGACGTCGACCTGTCCGGCAACTTCTACGGCCTCCGGGTCGGCGACGAGATCCGTCGGCTACGGCCCGACTGGACCGACATCATTTTGGGTGGCGACTATCCCGGCGCCCTGAACACGTCAACGGTCGGGTACGCGTACTGGCCCGAGGGGAAACGGCAGGGGCAGGAGTCGATCAACCTCCCCGTCGCCGCTGTGGCGCATTACGCGCCGATCCCCGACCCCGAAGCGAACTACCGCGGCATGTCGTGGCTCACGCCGATCGGGAACGAGATCACCGCCGACAAAGGCATGACCCACCACAAGCAGAAATTCCTCGACAATGGCGCCACCCCGTCGCTGATCGGGACGTTGCCGATCACGAACCAGGACGACTACGACCGGTGGGTCCGCAACTTCCGCACCCAGAACGAAGGCATCCAAAACGCGTACCGCACCCTCTGGCTCGGAGCTGGTGCGGACGTCAAAGCTCTAGGAACCAACTTCCAGGAATTTGACTTCAAGGTCGTCCAGGGGGCAGGAGAAACCCGGATCGCCGCCGCCGCCGGGGTGCCGCCCGTCATTGCAGGGTTCAGCGAAGGATTGGCGTCCGCCACCTACTCCAACTACGGGCTGGCGATGCGGAGATTCACCGACCTGACGATGCGGCCGTTGTGGCGGAACGCCGCCGCCTCACTCGCACCGATCATCACCGTCCCCTCGGACTCGATCCTCTGGTACGACGACCGCGACGTCCCCGCCCTGAGCGAGGACAGCGACAAACGCGCCGCAATCCAGCAGCAGCAAGCCCAAACCATCCACATCTACGTGTCCGCAGGCTTCACCCCCGACTCGGCGGTGGAAGCGGTCACGTCGAACGACACCACCAAACTCGCGCACACCGGCATGTTCTCGGTGCAGCTCCAGCCCGCCGGCTCCGTCACCCAGGGCAAGGGCGCGGTTGTAGCCGGAACCGTGCTGCCGTCCGGGAAACCTCCGCTTCCAGCGGCACTCGAAGGCCAGACAGGCGCGAACGGGGCAGCCATGAGTCGCGCCGAGGCAGAAACAGCTACCGCCCAGATGACGGAAGGAGAACAATGAACTGTCCATGCCCCAAATGCGGTTACTGCCCGACCTGTGGGCGTAGCAACTTCCACCCGCCCCAGTTGCGGCCGTGGGTGTTCCAGCCCTCGATCTACCCGGGAACGTCGGGGGTGCCGACCACGGTCACCACGACCGCCACGATCCCGATCAACACCAGCACCGGGGGTGTGTACCAATGACCGACACGACAGCGTTCAGGATGCTCCGCCCCGGCCCCGAAGTCCGTGCCGCGAACGGCAAACCGGACACGTTGACCGGCCACCTCGCGGTGTTCAACCAGTGGGCACGCATCGACTCGCTGAAAGAAGGCCGGTTCCTCGAGCAGATCGCACCCGGCGCGTTCTCGAAGACGATCACGGAGAACCGTGACTCGATGCGGGTGCTGTTCCAACACGGCAAAGACCCGGTCGTCGCCGACAAGCCGCTCGGCATGATCGAGGCGCTCGAGGAAGACGACAACGGCGTCCGCTACGACGTGCCGCTATTTGACACGAACTACAACCGGGAGCTGCTCCCAGGTTTGCGCGCCGGCGCTTATGGCTCCTCGTTCCGGTTCGGTGTCCCGAAAGGAAGGGACGAGTGGAACCGCAGCCCGGAACGGTCCGAGGCGAACCCTGACGGGTGGCCGGAACGCACCATCCGCGAGCTGCGGATGATGGAGTTCGGCCCGGTCACGTTCCCCGCATACGCCGGCGCGACCGCCGGTGTCAGGTCGATGCGGTCGATCACCGACGACCTGCTCCAGGTCGCACGGATGGACACCGAAGACCTCTCTAATTTGGCCCAGATGATCATCTGCGGCAAGCAATACATCGACGATCAGGACGAACCCGGGGATCAAGCCAACATCCCCACGATGGAAGGCGTCCTCCAGACGCTCACGGGCCTGATGGTCTACGAGGTGACCGAGGACGAAGGCACAGAACCCGAGGACGAAGAGATGTCCTCCGCCGGCCCGCGGAACGGGTCGGGAGCAAACGCACCTCCAGACGACGCCGGAGCCGAACTCCACCTCGTTCCTGGACGCCGCGTGTCCCTATACGGCATGTCAAGGAAGGAGAAACCATGGCGACTGCCATGACGATCCCCGAGATCGACTCGCGGGTGGCTGAAATCCGCGGGCGGCTCGAGGAGATCCAGCAGGAGTTCAAAGGGCTCGCGTTCCCGCCGGAAACACGGGAGGAGTGGAACAAACTCCACGAGGAGCGCGACGCCCTAGACACGTTGAAGGAGGAGTTCGAGGTTCGCGACCGCGAGATGGACAGGCTCGTCCAGGCCGGAAGCACCGAATCCGGTGCGGGTTTCCAGACGGCCCGGCCGGGTGCGACGCGTGGCGGCGACATCTGGGACCTGACCACGATCGGCGCGTCCGCGTTCGACCCGTCGGTGGCAAAGAA